CCTTGGGGATATCCGGCACCTTCAACTACATGCTGGTGTTCCAGGCTGAGCACAATATTCTTATGCATCCTTTCCACATGCTGGGTGTGGCCGGCGTTTTTGGTGGGTCTCTTTTCTCAGCTATGCACGGTAGCCTTGTCACGTCTTCGCTGGTTCGTGAAACGACTGAAGACATGTCACAAAATTATGGTTACAAGTTTGGGCAAGAAGAGGAGACTTACAATATTGTCGCTGCTCATGGTTACTTCGGTCGGCTTATTTTCCAATATGCCAGCTTTAATAATTCCCGTAGTCTTCATTTCTTTCTTGCTGCCTGGCCTGTTGTAGGCATTTGGTTTGCTGCATTGGGTGTTTCGACTATGGCATTTAACCTCAACGGTTTCAACTTCAACCAGTCCCTCCTGACCAACGATGGTCGCGTGGTGAATACTTGGGCTGATATCCTGAACCGTGCTAACCTGGGATTTGAGGTGATGCATGAGCGTAATGCTCATAATTTCCCCTTGGATCTCGCGGCTGCTGAGACCACTGCAGTAGCTTTGAAAGCTCCTACTCTTGGTTGATTACAATGGCTTCTTACAATCCTGGTCATTCCTTGACTGTCACTTACCAGAGTGCTTGGCACACAGACGACAACCCGTTGTCCTCTGCCTTCATTCCTGGTAACCGTGATTACTACAGGACCGATACTCGCAACTCTGCTTTCTATGAGAATCTGCAGGGCCGTTGCGACGATATGCGTCCGTAACAATTAAGCAATGTCGTCCGTTCATTCGCTATTCGCAAATGGCGAACGCATGTCACCTGATCATGGAACGGGGGTCAGGTACTTTCATCTAGAACAATGACTAAAGTCGAATTGGATGCCCGTGTACGGGAGCAACAGCAAGCTCAACGAGCTGCTAAGCTGAAGTATCGCGGCATTGCTTACATTTCTCACGCTACTAAATTCTGAAAAAGTAGCATCAGGTAGTCCGTAAAAGCGGCATTGGGAGGTGCAAACCCTCCCTTACCTATTGGCATTGGCCCCTGCGGGGACACCCTTTGCCGAAACCGGTTTTGGTAAAGACCTCTAATTTTTACCAGAAAAATTTAATAACTTAATCGATTAAGTAGACTGTAAACTAACTCTCTACTAACTAGAACAATGACTGCTGGTGCTGTAGGGACTGCTACTAATAACTCGCGTCCCTCTCCTATCGGTTCGATTAACTCGAACCCCCAACTTGGTCTTACCCAAGGCGGTAACGACTATAATAACAAGTATGGTACTTATCTCAAGCTTTTCAGCGGTGAGATGATCAAAGCTTATGAGTCCCAGGCTATCGCCAAAGGTACCGTCCAAACCCGTACCCTGCGTAACGGGCGCTCTCTCCAGTTCATCTACACTGGTCGGATGCAAGCTGAGTACCATACTCCTGGTACCCCGATCCTTGGCTCCGGTGATCCTCCGGTGGCTGAGAAGACGATCCTCATGGATGACCTGCTTGTCTCAAGCGCATTCTTGTATGATCTCGATGAGACTCTTTCTCACTACTCCCTGCGTTCGGAGATCTCTGCTAAGATCGGCCACGCTCTGGCTGAAGCTTATGACAAGAAGATCTTCCGTTCGATCGCTCTGGCTGCTCGTCAGCAACACCCCATCACTGCCGCTCCTGGCCCCGAGCCCGGCGGTTCTGTGATCAACCTGGGTGCTAACAACGCTTTCAACGCTCAGAACCTCGTTGACGCTTTCTTTGAAGCTGCTTCGATCCTGGACGAAAAGAACGTTCCTACCCAAGGTCGTACCGCTGTGCTGTCTCCTCGTCAGTACTACGCTCTCGTGTCTCAAGTTGACACCAACATCCTGAACCGTGACTACGGCGCTACCTCCGGTAGCCTGAACAGCGGTGAGGGTCTGTATGAGATCGCCGGTATCCAAATCCGTCGTAGCAACAACCTGCCTTTCGATGCTGGTACCGTTGCTCGCGTGAACGGTGAGAACAACGATTACAGCGGTAACTTCACTGGTCACTGTGGTCTGATCTACGGTCGTGACGCTGCTGGTGTTGTCGAAGCTATCGGTCCTTCCGTGCAAACCACGGGTGGCGATGTGAAGGCAATGTATCAGGGAGACCTGATCATCGGTCGCCTTGCCATGGGCTGTGACTGGCTGAACCCCGCTGCTGCAATCGAACTGACCGCAGTTTGATAAGGAGGTACCATTGTGATTAATCCTGGTACGTCTGAAGTTGTTACTGTGAACCCTGGTGTTGGCACCACTCGCTCCCAAACCCTGAACCCCCCTACTCCTTTGGAAGTGGGGCGTACTGTGTCTGGTGGTGTTGAGGCGGATGCTACCGAGGGTACCTCGCTCCCTATTACTTGGTGATTTAAATGGCTAATGCTGCTGCTGCTGCTGGCGACAACGGTGTTGCCGGACGTGTAACCGTTGCCGGTCTGGTTGACCTTCTGGCTGACCAAACTGGTACCCTTGCTGGTGCTGACTTCTCTATTGAAGGCACTGCTGCTGATGGGGAAGCGGTTGCTTGCCGTCATTCCGTGTCCCGCACTGGAGGCGGTACTGCTGCTTCGGAGGTTTACTCCGTGACCCAGGGTCTGCGTTTTGCTTACTCTGGTGTTGAAGCAGACAGTCCTGCTAAAACTCGTACTGATCTCACGATTGAGTGATTTCTAATTAATACTGGGACTCCTTCGGGGGTCCCTTTTTTTTATCTATAAATATGACGTTCCCCACACAATTTGATTCTGAGACCGAACTCTCCAGTGTAAACTCAATCCTGGGGATCATTGGTCAGGCTCCGATGACTGCGTTAGAATTTGATAACCCTGAAGTATCCTTGATTTATCAACTGCTTGGAGAAGCAAGTAAAGATATTCAAAACGAAGGTTGGGTGTTCAATACTGAAAAGCATTACCTGCTTCAGAAAAACGACGACAATAAAATTGCTATTCCTAACAACATGCTTCGTGTTGATTTGCACGATGGTGGTACTAGCAGGTTTTATGATACTGTCAAACGTAATGGTGTATTGTACGATAAAATAGAGCATACTGACATCTGGAAAGATGATGTCTATGCAGATATTGTTTGGTTCTTTGAGTACGAAGACCTACCTTCTGTCTTTAAACGCTACGCTACCTACAAAGCTGGTACCCGTGCTGCTACTCAATTGGTAGGTAACCCTCAATTGGTTCAACTTCTAGCTGCTCAAGAGGCTCAATCCCGAGCTGCTTGCCTTGAATATGAATGCAACCAAGGTGGTTACACTATGTTTGGGTTTGGCGACAACACTAGTTACACTTCCTATAAACCTTTCCAAGGACTTAATCGAGTAGTATGACAAGCATCGCGCAAAAAATTCCTAGGTACATCTTTGGGATGTCCGATCAACCCGATGAGCTTAAGGTTCCTGGGCAAGTTCGTGATGCTCAAAATGTATTACCAGATGTTACCTTGGGTCTACTGAAAAGACCTGGCACTAAATATATCAGTAATTTGACTACCACTTCACTTGGCAAGTGGTTTCATATTCACAAGAATAATCCACTGGCTGGATCAGAACGTTACATTGGACAGATTACCCGGACTGGTCAAGTATTAATTTGGGACCTTTATACTGGTGTAGCTCAGGACGTTACCTATTCAAGCATTCCTGTTAGTCCCGATTCATTAGAAAATTATGATGATTCAGGGAACACTGCTACCAGTGAAGATTATTTTATTCATCAACAAGACAATCAACTTCAAGTTCTAACTGTTAACGACTATACTTTTGTCACTAACAAAAAAGCTACGCCATCTATGTCTGGTGAAGCTATTAGCACTCGTCCGTATGAAGCTTTCATTGAAATCCGTGCTATCACTACTTCTCAGCCGTATCGTCTAGCTTTCAACGATCTTAATTCAGACGGTGATGACAACCTTGTAGAGACAACTTCCATCGCTAGTATGAGTGTCTCATTTGATGGTTGGGATGGTTACCTCCATACTGACCAAGAAAATGTTTGCCAACGTGCTGGTACTAACGTTCATGAGAACCAAGCGTTTGGTAGCGGTACTGGTGCTAGCTTCTACGGTCTTGTTTCCTGTCAGTCTGTAAACGCTCGGGATCCAATTGAAGGGGCTCCTAATATTGCTAGCCAATATTCAGTTTCGGTAGTTCTCACTAATGGCGGTACTGGTTATCAAGTAGGCGATTCCTATGTCGGAGAATATGGTATTCCTGGCAACCGTTATCGTTACACTGTAACAAGCATTGGACGGAGTACTGTTCGTGCTAGCATTGGTCTAGCTAGTTATACTGCTAGCAACCTGGAAGCTCATACTATTTTGAGCAACCTAGAATCATCTATTAATAATCTTACTGGTCTGACAGCAACTGTTATTGGTAATGGCATCTATGTTACTTCTAATGATCCTTTCACTGTAACTACTGATGACCCTACGTTGTTCAGTATTGTGTCTGCTACTGATGATGGTACTTACACTACTACTGATGGTCAAGGAAATACCATTGAACGTACTAATATTATTAGTGGTGTTAACAACGTTTCCAATCTACCTTATCAATGTAAAGACGGTTACATTGCTCGTATCCGAAATAGTTTTGAAGTAGAGGACGATTATTACGTTAAATTTATTGGTAACTTTGGTCAAGACGGAGACGGTGTTTGGGAAGAATGCGCTAAACCTGGCATTCAAAATTTAATCAACTCTGACTCTATGCCTCATGCTATTCTCCAGTTAAATGAAACTAGAGAGGATACTGAGGGCAATTCTATTGGAAAATTTTTGGTAGCACCACTAACGTGGAACCCTAGAACTGCTGGAGATGAAGTTACAAACCCTCGACCTAACTTTTTACCACGTCCAGGAGCAGCTTTTGGTAGACCAATCCAAAGCATGTTGTTCTTTAGAGACAGACTAGTTTTCCTTAGTGATGAGTATATTACCATGTCACGCACTGGTGATTACTTCAGTCTCTTTGGTAAGTCTGCTCTAGCAATCGCTTCTGATGATCCTATTAACGTTGCTGTTAGTAGTACTGTACCAGCTTTGCTTCACAGTGGTGTGGTTGTAGGTGCAGGTTTGTTAGTGGTCAGTCCTAATCAACAATTCTTGGTAAGAACTGACAACGATCTTCTATCACCATTAACTATTAAAGTAAGCAACATTTCAGGCTATACAATTAACGCCAACACTAACCCTATTACTGTTGGAACCAACGTTGGTTTCTTTAGTGACTCTGGTTTATACAGTAGATTCTACGAAATGGTTGATGTTACTATTGACCGTGATCCAGAAGTCATTGAGCAAAGTAAAGCAGCTGGAACTCTTCTACCACAAAATTTAGAGCTTATTGCTGACTCTCAAGAAAATGATTTGATCATGGCTTGTGAGCGGGGTAGTAATACTGTCTGGTGTTACAAGTATTTTAACACTGGAGAAAAACGAGTACTTGCTTCCTGGTTCTATTGGACTATGATGGGTACTGTTGTTCATCATGCTCTGATCAAGGATAGCTACTATGCTGCTTTGGAAGACGCTGATGGTAAT